GTTAGATATACTAACCCCACTACACAAACACCTACTTGGGCGAACACCTATCAACAACCTGTAGCAACAACAGACATACAGCCTTTTGTTATTACAGATCCAAACGTTGTATATGAAGTACAAGCTGATGCAGCATTCCCAACATCAGGATTATTTGCAAATTACGATATTGTAGATAATAACCCTGTTGGAAATAACACAGCTGGTATATCTCATGTAGAACTTGCCGTAAGTACAGGCGCGACAACAGTAGGACTGCCTTTAAAAGCAGTTCAAATTAGCACAGACCCAGAAAATGACGATCCGTCAACTGCTAATACTAATGTTCGTGTTATTATTAACAATTCAGTGTATTCCGCTGGAACAACTGGCGTATAGGAGGTTTAAATGGCTATATCACGCGCACAACTCGCAAAAGAATTAGAACCAGGCCTCAACGCTTTATTTGGACTTGAATATGCCAAATATGGTGACGAATCTAGGGAGATTTTTGAAACAGAATCTTCTGACAGAGCATTTGAAGAAGAAGTAATGCTCGTTGGATTCGGTAGTGCAGCCGAAAAAGCTGAAGGCGCAGGAGTCCAATATGACTCTGCTTCAGAAGCTTATACCTCAAGGTATACTCACGAAACAATCGCACTTGCGTTTGCTTTAACTGAGGAAGCTGTTGAAGATAATCTTTATGATCGTCTTGCAAACAGGTATACGAAAGCACTAGCTAGGTCTATGAATCACACAAAACAAGTTAAAGCAGCTAACGTTTTAAATAACGCTTTTAACAATGCATTTACTGGTGGCGACGGCGTTGAACTTTGTTCAACTCTTCATCCACTAGCATACGGCGGTACATTTGCGAATGAACCAACTGTAAATGCTGACTTAAATGAAACTTCTCTTGAAAACGCACTAATTGATATTAGTAATTTCGTTGACGAAAGAAATTTAATTGTTGCTCTAAATGGTAAAAAACTTGTTATTCCATCACAACTAAGATTTGTTGCTGATAGAATACTAGAATCTACACTTCGTTCAGGCACTGCCGACAACGATATCAATGCTATGAGGAACACAAGCGCTCTTCCTGGTGGATATGTAGTGAACCATTTCTTAACAGATCCAGATGCATTCTTCATTATGACTGATGCACCTAATGGTCTTAAACACTTCGAAAGAAGCCCGTTAAGAACAGCTATGGAAGGTGACTTCAATACCGGAAATATGAGATATAAAGCTCGTGAGCGTTACAGCTACGGGTGGTCAGATCCACGTGGAATCTTTGGTTCTACAGGTGTTTAATTAACACTCAATATTCTGAGAAAAAGGGTAGTTTAGGCTGCCCTTTTTTTTGTCTTGCGTTCCAGGGCAACATTACATATTATAGAAATACTTTGACAATCATTTCGATTGACAGATACTCAACTGACAAAGGAGAATAAAATGAGTAAAACAACTTTTTCAGGTCCTATTAAATCAGGTCCTGTACAATCAACAACTGGTACTAACGTACAAAATGATATTGCTGACGTAGGCTTTACAGTAATTTCACAATCAGCTGCTGTAACTCAAACAGCTACAGCTCCTGCAACAACTATTATTATTCCTGCTTACAGCAGAATTTTATCAATTAAATTATTTGTAACAACAGCATGGAATGGTGCCGCTTCAACAGCAGGCATTGGCTTTGATGATGGTACAGTTGTAACAGCAACAGCTTTAACTGCTGCAACAGGTGTCGCTGGCGGTACAATAGGAATGAACACTGATAATATTGAACCAGGTGCAGATGCTACTAGAACAAATAATTGGTTAAACACTGGTACAAGCAAAAAAAGAATTAGAATTTTAAGTGCTAATGCTGGTGCAGGCGTAGGAACTCTTGTAGTGCAGTATGTTCAAGCACAAAGTAAAGTATTTACTGTTTAGGAGGCTTAAATGGCTGGACCAACTAATGTTGCAAACTTAGGAGCAGGTGCTAGTACTGTTTTAGTACCCGCAAAATCAGCGAATCCAAATATTCGCAATATTGGCGGACCAAGTACTTTTGCATACTTTAAAGGCGCTTATTTTGAAGCGGGCGCTGGCGGAGAAGGAAATATTGATATTCAGACACAAGTTAATGGAACGTGGACTACACAAACAAACTATTCCCTAGCAGCTAATCAGAATGATTCAGTATATGTTCCTGGTGATCAAGGTATTCGTCTTAAAGACGGACTCCGAGTGGTTACTAATGCAAATATTGCAAACGCTCAAATATTCTATACATAGTATAAGGGGATAATATGGAGATGGATTTACTCTGGAATGTTGGGTTAACCATCCTCATAGCCCCCGGTACTTACGCTATTGCTAATTTATTTGTTCGTATGAATAAAGTACAACAAGATGTAAATGACTTTAGAGTAGAAGTAGCTAAAGAATATGTTTCTAAAGAAGATTATCAAGACAGTCTAGAGCAAGTTCTAAGAAGATTTGATAAGATAGAAAGTAAAATTGATAGGATTATTGAAAGTGGCTAGTGGTCGTTCTCAATTTTCCAAACTTACTAGTACTTATTCTGGCAAACCTAAGTGTAAAAAGAATAAAGGTTGTGGAAAAATAATGCCTAACCGAAGAAAGACAACAAGGTATACATAATGACAGTAAGCGGATCAAAAAACTTTGAATTAAATGTAACAGAATACATTGAAGAAGCCTATGAAAGATGTGGTCTAGAGTTACGCAGTGGTTATGATTTAGCAACTGCTAAAAGATCTATGAATTTATTGTTTGCAGATTGGGCTAATCGTGGCCTTAATCAATGGACTGTAGCAGAAACTATTACAACCTTAACAAAAGGCGTTAATTTTATTTCTCCGGGAGCTGATACTATTGATGTTTTAGACGCTGTTCTTAGGCGAACTAACAATGGTAAAACTAGCGATATTTCTATGGGTATGATAAGTCGTGCAGAATTTTTAAACATTCCTAGTAAAGAAACACAAGCTAGACCTAATCAATATTTTTTAGACAAACAAATTAATCCTAAACTGTACTTATGGCCAACTCCAGATAACAGCACAGATCAAATAGTTTTTAATAGACTTGTGCGTATTGATGATGCTGACACTCCTACAGATACAGTTGAAATGCCTTTTAGATTTTACCCATGTCTTGCAAGTGGTTTAGCTTATATGCTTTCTGTTAAAAAAGCACCTGATAGAATGCAAATGTTAAAAGCTGCATATGAGGATGATATGAGAAGAGCTATTGATCAAGACGAATCAAGGGCGTCTTTTAGAGTAGCTCCTGATATGAGAAGTTATAGGTTGAGATAATGTCTTATGCATTAGGAAAATTTGCTATTGCTCTATGTGATATTTGTGGGCAACAGTACAAATTAAGTGAATTAAGAAAACAATGGAATAACTGGAAAGCTTGTCCTGAATGTTATTCTCCTAAACAGCCACAGCTTGAAATACCTACTAATACTGTAGATCCTCAAGCATTATACGAGCCTAGACCTAATATGGATGTAGAGGCTGGAGATGGAGTGGTAAGAACAGAAAATCCAGGGTTTGTCAATGCAAAGGAAAATGTGGTAGGATCATCTTTTAGGTTCAATACATTAAACGGAAGTATCGGAACAGTAACAGTAACAACTACGTGAGTAAAAAATGGCTTATACATACACAACATTAAAAACAGCTATACAAGATTTTGTAGAAGATTCTGGAACAACATTTAACGCTAATATAGATAATTTTATTGAAAATGCAGAACAAAGAATTTTTTCTATGGTGGATCTTCCTTTAGACAGAAGAAATTCTACTGGTAACTTAACAACCTCTAATAAATATTTATCTACTCCAGAAGATTTTTTATCTACTTATAGTTTAAGCGTTATATCTAATGACACACATTATTTTTTGTTAAATAAAGATGTTAACTTTGTTCAAACTTATAACCCAGACCCTAATGTTAAAGGTCTTCCAAAATATTATTCTTTATGGGACGATAATACTTTTATTGTTGGACCCTCTCCTGACCAGGCTTATGAAGTAGAACTTCATTATTATTATAAACCAGAGTCTATAACAACTGCAACTTCTGGTAAATCTTGGCTAGGAACAAACGCACAAAACGCTCTTCTCTATGGATCATTGGTAGAGGCTTATACTTTTTTAAAAGGTGAGCCAGATCTTATTAAACTTTATAACGATAGATATATGGAATCCTTATCTAGATTGAAAAATCTTGGTGAAGGTCGTAATCGTACTGATGAGTATCGTTCTACAATTGTAAGACAAAAGGTAACATAATGTTTTCACAAAAAATAGAAATGACAACAGGTGATGTCAAGGTCATAACAACTACAAATAGAGGTAAAACTCCAGAAGAAGTAGCTGAGATGGCAATGGAAAGAATTATTCACGTAAGCGGTGATGCACCTGATATAATAAAACAACAAATTACTGCTTACCAAACACAACTTTTTCATGTATTAGTATATTATATGAAAGAAATGGTTCAAAGTGATCGAACTAATGTCATAAACCTTCTTGATAAAGAAGGCCATAGTTCGTTATCTGACTTAATAAGGAGAATGTAAGAATGGCAATAACTCAAGCAATGTGTAGTTCCTTTAAAAAGGAATTATTACAAGGTCTTCACAACTTTACTAATGGAAGTGGTGGTGGTACATCAACAACTACTGGTACTGGTAATACATATTACTGTGCTTTATACACTAGTGCAGCAACTTTAAACGCTACTTCAACAGCTTATGTAACAGCCAATGAAACTACTAACACAGCTGGTAGTGCATATGGTGCTGGTGGACAAGGTTTAACAAATGTAACACCTTCTTTAGATGGTACTACAGCTATTACTGATTTTGGTAATGTAACCTGGTCTGCAAGCTCATTAACAGCAAGAGGGGCTATGATATATAATTTTAGTCAATCTAGTAATAATGCAGTGTGTATATTAGATTTCGGAAGTGATAAAACAAGCTCTGCCGGTGATTTTACAATTAATTTCCCAGCACCAGCGGCATCTACTGCATTAATTCGCATAGCTTAGTGGGGTAAACCTACATGGCTCGTGTTGTTAAAGATCGGATAAAACAGACCTCAACTACTACTGGTACTGGCACTGTATCCCTTTCTGCATCTGTAGCCGGGTATCAGAATTTTTCTGTTCTTGGGGACGGAAATACTACATTCTATTGCATAGAAGACGCTAACGGAACCGCTTTTGAAGTAGGGATTGGAACCTACACAAGCAATACACTTGCACGAACAACAATACTAGACAGCACTAACTCTGGTAATGCCATTTCTCTAACTTCTGGCACACATGATGTCTTTGTCACATACCCAGCAGGCCGTGCTGGATTTAACGATGAGGGTCTTTCTCCTACCCTTACCGCTTCA